CCAACAGCTGCGGCTTGATCTTCCACCGTGACGCTGCTGGCGTTGTTGAGGCCATTGGCCCCAGCGTTCAGACCACGGGTGCTGATACCAAGGTGATCTACCAAGGCGACGTTATCGTGGGCCGTCTGGCTTACGGTGCTGGCGCTGTGCGCGTCGGCGTTGCCGGTGCTTTCCGCAACACCTGATCCGTTTAATAAGGGGTTTGTTTATTAAAACTTGCCCCTTTTTTTTTAATTAATCCTGTCCCGAATAATGACAACTCAACTTCAAGCTATCAACCGAATGTTGACCAGCATCGGGCAGGCACCAGTGGTGTCGCTCGACATCGCTAACCCAGAGATTGCCACAGCACTTTCAATTCTTGACGCAGTTAATCTTGAAGTTCAAGGAGAAGGTTGGCATTTTAATACTGAAATAAACTATCCTTTTACTCCTGATACAAGTGGGAATATTTTTATTCCTGATAACGTTTTACAATTGTCAGACAACAAGAATGAGAACGTTCAACAGTATCAAACTGTAATCAGAAACGGTAAACTCTACGACAAGATTGCTCACACCTATACATTTCCAACAACAAAACCCATCAAATGTGATGTGGTATGGTTATTTGCTTTTGAAGATCTTCCCCAGGTCTTTCAAGACTACATTACCCAACGCGCTTCTCGTATCTTTGCTGGTAGCGTTGTTGGATCTAAGGAGATGTTCCAATTTAACCAACAAGACGAAGGCATCTTGAGAGCCAACTGTATCGCCTATGATGCAGATACCTCTGCTGTTAATATCTTTGGTGTTGAGACTGGTCAGAACTTTTACATTTCTTACACCCCGTTCCGTACTATTGCACGATAATGGCAGCCATCTCTCAGAAACTTGCTAATCTGGTTGGTGGTGTATCGCAACAACCAGACACAGTTAAGTTCTCTAATCAACTTCGTACTTGCGATAACTATTATCCTGATTTTACATTAGGACTTGCTAAGCGTCCTGGTCTACAAGTCAAGGGTAAACTTGCTAATGCTGTTGCTGATGGAACTTGGTTTCACATCTTTCGAGATGACAAGGAAAAGTACATCTTTCAATTTAGCAAGGCAGGTGCTCTTAAGGTATGGGATGCAAACAGTGGAATTCAACAGACTGTTAACTCAGTAGCAGCAGAATCCGTTACTTACGCTACCCATACCTCTTTTGATGATTTAGCTACTCTCCAAATTAATGATTATATCTTTGTTCTTAATCGAACAAAAATTGTAACACAGAATGGTAGCACTAGTCCCTCTTATAATCCATTTGGTTTTGTAAACATTAATACGGTTGCCTTCAATACTGATTATATTATTACTATTGATTCAACTACTTTTACTCATACAACTCCAAATAATGCTAGTGGTAACAATCAAAATAGTGTTCAAACCATTATTACTGCTCTTGTTAATTCCATCAATGGTAATGCTAATTATGTAGCATCGGGAATTGGTAATACTATTTTTATACGCCGTGCTAATAATGCAGATTTTAATTTAAAAGCTACGGGTGGTACAACTGGTAATGCTGTTGAAGCATTTAAAGAAATTGTTACTTCTGTTTCTCAACTGCCTCGTGAATTTTTTTCGGATCGACGGATTAAAGTTGAGGGAACAGCGGAAAGCAACAGCGATGATTATTGGGTAAAGTTTGTCCCTTCAACACCTGGACAAACAAGTGGCGTAGGACATTGGGAAGAAACCATTGCCCCTAGCACAGTACTTGGAATGGATACCACAACCCTTCCTCATGTTGTTATTCGGGAAGCAAATGGTACCTTTACCTATCGTCAACTTGATGAAGCATCTGCTACAGCTAGTGCTGGTACAACCGCAGTTACAGGTATTCCAACTGCTGTTAGTATTACTTCCGCAATTAGTGGCGGTCACGTTGTTGGTGAGGAATTTTCTCCGACAGGTGGTACTGGTAAGAACCTTAGACTTCGTGTTGATAAAGTTAAAACAGTTACTGTTGCCAATAGTTATGCTGCTAATTCCAGCAGTTATGTTCGACAAGAAACAACAACAATTAATATATACACAAGTCCTAGAAATAATAATCAGCAATTTTTTGCTGGTACACGTACAGAAACAAACTACTATTGGTATTTTGGTGGTGCTCAAATTGGACAAGGATCTGCTGATCGACTAGTTGTTGGCGATACAACTTATGTACGTAATGGTGACTTTCAAAGTATTAACAATGAATTGCGAGCTGGCATTACCTCAACACAAGTAACAGATGGTGTTATTGACGCTATTTCCATTATTCAACCAGGACAAGGTTATACAGCTACAAATGCTGTTTATAATGCTAATAATGATGTCTTTACTGTTAATACAGTTAATACTCAAAACCTTGAAGGCGATGAAGTTCGTCTTGAATACTGGAAACCAAGAGCAGTAGGTGATTCAGATACAAATCCAATGCCTTCTTTTGTAGGAAATACAATTGATGGTATCTCGTTCTTTAAGAACCGGATGGTTTTTACCTCTCGTCAAAATGTAATCTGCTCACAGGCAGGAGATTATTTTAATTTCTTTGCTAGTACCGTCATTACCATTGTTGATAGCGATCCAATTGATCTTAGTGCTAGTAGTACAAGACCTATCCAATTTAAATATCTTTTACCGGTACCACGTGCTGGTATGCTTTTGTTTGGCGATAATGCTCAATATATATTAGAAACAACTACTGAAGCTTTTGCTCCAAAGACAGCAGAGATTAACCGGTTATCTTCCTTTAGTCTTACGGATTCTATTTCACCAGTTGATGTAGGTCCAAGTTACATCTTTGTTGAACAAGGAGACAAGGCAACGGCTGTCTATGAAATGAACATTGGAGATAATGTAGGAGGGAAGCCAATCGTACAAGAGTTGACTAAACCTATTCCTTATTATATTCCAGCTGCCATTAAAAACCTAAAGGTTTCTCAATCAGCAAATACGTTTGCTATTTTAAGTGCTCAAGATACAAAATCTATCTACCTTTATCGTTTCTTTAATGCTGGAGATTCTCGGGTATCAGCTTGGTTCCGATGGATCCTTCCTGGTACTGTTGAGAGCTTTGACTTTGATCAAGACATTATGTATGTTGTTACCAAACAAGGCAGCAACTACATTCTCAATACCATGTCCTTATTGACAGAGACCCCAAGTCAGTCCCTTCTGTTTGAAGGTCAGTACCTTGACGTAAGACTTGATTACTTTGATTATAATCCAACCCTTGTTTATAAATCAGCCACCGATACAACTCGTGTTTGCTTTAAGGATGGATTTGAAAATACAGAGGAACAACCAGTTCTGATGTATCTTAATCCTGCTATTGCTGGATACTTTGAAGAACAAACTCTCCAATACGATGCTACTGCTCCAACAGGGCAGAAGTACTACTTAGAAGCTGAGGGCAATCAAACCACTTCTAAGTTTGCTATTGGATACAAGTATGAAGCAACAGCTGAATTACCTGCGTTCTATTTTGTTAAGGGTGAGGGCAATAAGGACACCCTAAACATTCCACGCATTAATCGCCTTAAAATTAACAGTTATAACTCTGGTCCTTATCAGGCTCTTGTTACCTCTGAAGGTCGTGATAACTTTTCCGTAAGTCTTCCACAGATTAACGCTAACTACTATCTGGCTGATAACATTCCTATCATTCGGAATGCCGAAAGTACCGTTCCTATTCTTGCCAAGGGTAATCAGTTTAGTTTTAGTTTAATTGCTGATAGTCCATTTCCAACAGCATTTACTTCCGTCACCTGGGAAGGCACCTACAATAACAAAGGAATTCAAGTTCTTTAAGTATGACATCACCGCTGATTCAAGAAGCGAGCTGCTCAGACGCAATCTGGGTGGCTCAGCACCTCCAAAAAGATGATCAAAAAGAACTTGAAGGGTTAGGATTTCCTTGGATGGAAGATGCTCTTCGGTTATCTTTTGAAGTATCAGACACCGTTGTAACCTTTAGAAACCCCGTTGGAGAAATCTGCGGGGTAGCGGGGGTATCCAGAACAGATGCCCATTGCGGAGCCATCTGGATGTTAACCACACCACATGTCCGCCCGTATCCAAAACTATTTTTTAAGGAGGCTAAGAAATGGGTCGAA